TTTTCATCCTCATGGAATTCGTTAATGGTAACCAGTAATTCATCGGCAAGCCTAGATGAGGCCAAAATCATCACGTCTTTACGACGGGTGAAGAAAACCTCATCACTGGCCGGCACACTCCCCTGAAAGATAAAATCTTTGATTCTACCTTCAGCGAGTGCTGTCCCATCATAAGGACTATTTCGAAGCCGAAGATAAATTTCTTCAACTTCTCCATAGGTCCTAGTGATAGGGCACGAGTGAATTAACTGAAACGGATCTTCAACCTGCTCGAATAATCCTGAACCAATCATCACGATATCCTCGGCCAATTGGCCAAGGGGTTTCGATGATGACGGATCGGTTATTCGCTCCAGATCTTTCAAGAACATCCTCGTTATACTAGGAATCAAGAAACGTTGCTCCTGAAACCAGGGGAACGCTTCGATCCTAGATAACAGATGTTCGCCTCCTACCATAAGTGCCGAATGTCGCAAGACATCCGCCACAGGTATGGTGTTGGCAATGTAAGATCGGAGAAGGAGAATTAGGGTAATCTTAGACCGGCGTTTCTCGATAAAACGAGAATTCCAGCCAAGACACTCTAAGTATCCAAAGCAGATAGAAGAAATATCTACAGACATGTTCCAATGCTTCCGGTGGACTTCCTCGAATATAGTACCCAAGGCTAAAAGCCATGAGTTTCTATTCTCGTAAAGTCCAGCCAGGGGAAAAGGCGATATCTCTGTTCCATCATGAATCCACCTTTTGGCGAATTCAAACAGATGAGAACTAGAGTGCGACTTTTCAGCACTGAAAGGAATGTCCAACCCTTGAAGAATTTCCTTATACTTCTCAGCGACTAAATCGTTAGCGATAACGATATCGTCACCAAGAAGGGTATAGGGGCAGCTCTTCCAACGTATTCCGACCTTATTACAGGCCACGAATACTAGGAAGTGATGCGCCAGAGAGAAAGAAGACCAAGATGAATAGGCCCCCATCGGGTTACCTCGAGCATAGCTAATGCTACGCCCTTGGTACTCGAAAGGATAACCTACCATTATGGTTTCCCAATCTCTGGTAAATTCCTCCCCAAACATTGAACTTATTAACATGGACTGGACCTTCAACGGAAAACGGTCCGTAGCGCTGGATAAATCCACACTATGAAACCGAGATCCCGGAGAAGGAACCAAGCCCATTAAGTTCTTTGAATGGTCAAAGGTACTATCTTGGGGAATCCGAGAGAGAAGCTTAAACTGATATTTATGCAAAGGTTGCAAAGCAGCCTGAGAATAATAATCAAGTATAGCAATCTCACGGTTCTTCCCTTCTTTATCCGGAATCACGGCGAGGCGCCTCAAAGCCGTACCTGTTTTCACAGATCGTGCAGAGAAGTACCTCACCAGATAAGGGATAAAGACAAGATAGTTAGACATAACTTCTTGAAGCCTAGACCCCCCAACCCGACCGATCGCCTCGTAAAGAGGCTTCGGAAGGGATAGGAGATCTAAATAGGAAGTCCATAGAGCGTGCCCTTTCGGGCCTGCCTTAGTGGTCAACCTAAACTTCTTGAAGTCCAACTGTTTCGACCTAGATCCGAGAAATCTCGGATTTAGGCCTAAGGAACGGAGGAATGGAAGTACATATCCGATAAGACCGAAGGGATCTCCCTTATAATAGGGGCCTTCTTCGATTGTCTTAAAGGATGGTACTCCATCTCCTTTTAAGAACCTAAATGAAGATAATGTGGACAGTACTAGCCTTATACAAGGGTAGAACTTGTCTCCATCTATCTTCCTCAGGAACTTAAAATCCTTAGGGAAACGAATCAGTTGTTTCCTGGAAACCAACTGCTCCAAAGAGTACTCACCAAGCACCTTTAAAAGTGATTGGCGAGACCGTTTAGCAAACCTAATGGCCTCGGGTTTACCCCGAGTCCTTAGGATGCGAAACATCTTTGAAAGCAGTCCCTGCGCATGCGACAGGTAGCCGCTCCTAGTAATAT